ATCGGCTTTGCCAATAGTTGTAAGAGAGTTTTCTATGTACCAACCACCTGGCCCTTGAAAGCCATGGTTGAACATTCTTACCCAAGGGATATCTTCGCCCCCAGGAGCAGGTAGAAAACGGATTACCGCATATCCATTACCTGCTTTATCTACTGTAGGCTTCCACAGATTATCTTCGCTCTCTCGAGCCGTCTCTGGGTTGCTGTTAAGTTTACCAGACTCACTTATAAGTGACTCTAGTGAGGTTTTACGAGACCGTTTAAGATCTGCAAACGATGCTGTCATTTGTATACTCCGTATAGTTTAGTTTGTCCAATATCAAAAACAAATAATATAATCATAATGTAGATTCTAGTATAGGCTGACTACGGCTTAAAGTCAACAGGTAAAAACCTTTCGCATAATAGACTTATAAGTTGGTCCGTCTATTACTAGAAAGGGTTTATATTTTAATACCTTCTTGAACATGCCATCATACATTGGATCGTCAATATGCTTGTTCCATCGGGTAGTAAAAGATAATAGTATATCTATGATTGAGAATGTCTCTATAGATATGTGACCCCCCATGGCATATGCCAAGAGAGCTGGATGTGAGTTGTCTGGGATTTCAAAGAGGTGATTGAATGTATTATCTCTAGCTTCAAGCTCGTTCTGCAGAAACTCACAGTCGAGTCTAAAATTGTACTTCAAACTCTCAGCGTACTTTAACCATTCCTTATATACGCTCTCAGACTCATTACCTACCAATGAACCTGACCACATTCCTTCATCCTTCATAAAGTTAGCCACAAAGAAGTATACCAGTTCGTTCTTCTTGTATCTTCTTTCTAGCTTAGCAAAAAAGTATTTGTCACGTCGTTTGAGAAAACTCTCGTTCGTAACTTTTACTCTGCCGTTATATTTGAAGTAGTCGTAGGACGTCTTGAAATGATTTTTAATAGCTAGATATGTTTTGTAGGCTTCGATGCCTTCGTATCCATTCATTATATAGGGAGCTGGTTTTGTTTCTCTTTAAGACAGTTCAATTCTAAGGCTTCTGCTTCCACCTTCTTTTTTATTATCGTATTAATTAATTTTGCACCTGTCTCGATTTCAATATCATTCTTATCACAGTAATGTACAATTGCGTCAAGGTAGGTTAGACCTCTATTGCCTTTGACTAAACTTTCGATCTCAACTGAGAAAGACTGCGTGTTATGTATTTGTACCATTTACTTTCATCCTTTAATTGCTACACCAATCAGTATACTACGAAAATCACTTTAAGGCAACAGATACTTTCCGTTTCCAGTAATAAAAATGATGATCATTTATCGTTCTCAAAAAAGTCATGCCGCGGTCAGCACGCCAATCTGGATATACATTGACAGAATGGTAGTTCGTTGCCCCACCTGTAATGTCATAACCATTTGACCACATATAATAACTAGACCTTGCTACCTCTAAGTTATCACTCCATGTAGTAGGTTCTTTAGGTCTATCAGATAGTCCATCACAGTACCATGAGAACTGGCAACGATTACGAGCTACCCTGCCAGTCGTATAAGATCCTTGTTTGATAACGTCGCATATGTTGCCTGGCCAGAATTTATCCTTGGCACGATTGTACACCACCATTGCTACAGCAACTTGTCCCTCACGGGGTTGGTTTCTAGCTTCGAAGTAAATATTGAGAGCAGCGCAGTGTATCTGTTCATCGTCAAACAGCAGCTCCTGGTCACGTGTCATCTCAATTATTCTTGCAACTTGGGGTTGCTGAATGTTTATTCCAGCAACTGCTTCGGCAGGACTGAAAAGTTGCAAGATAGCAGCAAACATAGTTTTTATAAAATTGATCATACTCCAACTCCAAGTACTAATTATATCTTAAATTATAATACTAGTCAACTATGCGCTATTCTGAATCGTTGAGCGGATTGTCAAGCAATTGTTCTATCTTGTCTTCGAGGTCGTCCCTCGTCTCTCTTAGTTGCTCGTCGATCTCACGCATACGGTCATTAAGTGTATTCTCCATAGCGTATACATCGTTACGAAGGTCTCTCTGCGTCTCATTGGTGGTCTCGTCGATAGTACGTACAAAGGTATCTGTCTCGTCAGTATCTTCCCTGATGCGATCTATATCCTCTTGTAGATTGTCGAGCAGCGTTGTAATGGTTTCGAACTGTATTACAACATCACTCTGCATATTAGATACTGCTTCAGCCTGTACTGCGAGCTGTTGGTTGATGCCACCCATATCAGGAGCAACGTATTCGGTAACCGCCTGCTCGGCATCCAGTAGACGTTGGTATAATTCAAAACCACCCCAAAGGCCTCCAAGGATAGTTCCAAGCAAAGGGATAAGGATAAGAGCCTTTCCACCGCTTACTTTCATTTCGCCAATCTCTACTTCAGCCATATCGGCCTCCTTATTAGTACGCTTTAACTGTTCGCGGATCTAGTAGCCGCGGCATGCAATATGATGTTATAGTTGTCTTTCTTGCATCATGCAACGCAGTCTTCTCGTTCTTGCTTTGTACGACTGCTGCAGCAAACTTGTTACATTGGTATATATCATAAAAGTACATATCCTCAGATTGTACATCACCGTTCAAAGATACTATCAATACGAATAAGTGCTTTAACATTGTTTTGCTTCCTTTTCCTCAATTGTGTATATATTATAAGATATTAGGATCAAAACGTCAACTTTTTAAGTCTTTGCAAAACAACGAGTTATAACTTATTTCGGGACTCCCCTAAAAACAATAAGTTATAACTCGCTGATATTGTTGTATTAATGAAATTAATTTCTAATCGTACTGCAATGATATCAACTCTTCATGGGCTTTATTGGTACCCATCATTCTTAACATTGCGCTTCTATCATTCTGTACATTGCCACCAGGCATTCCCCTATCGGTGTAGAAACTTACATCTTGTAATTGGCCTGCGTATTGTGAGAAGCCGCTGTTTCTACCCATCAGGAAAACTGTCAGACTTTGGTCTGTGAATCCGCCAGAGTCTTGCATGTTACTAGCGAACTCATCTAAATTTTGTTCTAGCTGCTCTTCAGACATATTAGTAGCCTGTGCGTCTGCCTTATCTGTAGTTTGTTGCTCTTGTTGACTAGGAGGTGCAACATTAAACCGTGAGAAGTCAGGTGGTGCTGTTGTTGTAAGAGCGTCAGTTATTGATCCTCCGCTAGAGAAGGCTTGGTCCGTTTGACTACCAAAGTTTTGGTCTGTATTTGTTACTCCAGATGACGATGAGGCATCTGTAAAATCTTGGGCATCGGACTGTTGATTAGTAGCTTCAATTGATACTGCTGAAAATACTATTGAAGGTCCTCCAAAGCTAAAGTCGAGGTTTGTCTCTTCTCCAAAAGATTGTTGTCCGCCGTTGAAGGCCTGTCCAGTATCACCCATGCTAAAGTCCATACTCATACCCATACTACCAGAGTTTTGTTCCATCAAGTCTTCCACAATGCTTTCTTCGGTAATCTCACTTACCCCACTGAAACTTTGAATCTGAGCTTGTTGCTGAGTCTGCGCTATACTATTTGAAGTAAAATCGTTGCTTGATGTGACCGATGATTGAACCAAGTTTGCACTAGATTGTATCTGGTTCATAGCAATGCCCACAGCGTCTACTCTTCTAGCTGCGTTCTGTCTTGTTGATACTGGGCCAGCTGGGCTGTTAGCTACAGGAGAGGCTTTAACTGCATTATTGCTTGCAACTTCAACTACGTCTTCTGTCATAGGTAATTTATCATCAAAATTACCCATGTCTTCTTGTTGTAGGTAATTTTCTTCTTTTTTTACCGCTATGAACTCTTCCTTCATTATCTCTTCTGCAATTTGCTTTTCTATTTCTTCTAGTTCTTGCTCAGGTGCAAATTCTTCATACGCCTCTTGTATCTCTTCGAAGCTCTCTTTCGGTAAGTCGTTCTCTGCAACGAACTCTTCAAACTCCTGCTCCAGCATATCTAATTCTTGCAACATCTCTGGATCAGGTCCTCCAGCAAAGCCGCCAGGGGAGGTACCGTCGAAGTTGTCTAAAGGAGGACCACCATCTTGAGAGGGAGAGCCACCTTCTTGAGGAGGAGGACCACCACTGAAGTTTTCAGCCGTTGAGCCATCGAAGTTATCAGGTGTAGATCCATCAAAGTTGTCAGCTACCATTCCGTCAAAGTTATCAAACGGTGTACCGTCAAAAAACTCTTCTGCAGCTTGACCGGTGGTCAATGTATCTTGATATGTATCAAACGGATCAGGGCCAAAATTAAGCGAAGGATCATCTACGAAGTCGAATACACTGTCGCCGAAGACTTCAGTACCATCAAAGGATGCTACAGGGTCAAAAATACCACATGACTTTGGATCTGCTTCGCATTCGTCTACTGCCACATAATTAGATAGGTTATTGGATGTAGCTAGTGTGGTAATATCACCGTACTGATCTTCAAAATTACCTGTTATTGTATTAAACTTCCATACCATTGGAACATCTTTGTTCCAGCCATTCTGTTTATATTTGAGTACGTTATATTGACCAGCACTTAAATCACCTGCCGTGCCTACTGTAGTGTTGTGCGAATCTATGTTTATTTCATCGTATCTAAATTTAATGTCGCCCGTGTCAAAAAGTTTTATTTCAAAACTATTTAAATTGTTGATGTTGTAAAACTCAGGTATATCGTACCAGCCAAACGTAGCAGTATTGTTTGTTGTTTTAAACCAAGGGTTAGGATTGTATGCTACAGCTAGGTCTGTCCATAACCCGAAAATAGATTGACTCAAAGCAGCGGCATGGCCACCATTTCTCCATTCTTCGGTATTGTACATTTCAGCTTCTAAGTCGAAGCCACTACAACAAAAAGTTCCTCCATTAACACCAGTATCTTGAAAGTTCAATACGCCGGTATATGTAACCCAGGCTTTATCGTATGTGTTGTCATAGAAAGGAAAGTCAAACCCTAGGTCAACTTGAGTTTGTTGGAGGTCATTAATCTGAAGCTCTACTGCTGAGTTATCATTTCTCAAGTCTACAAGCACAGACGGATATTGCCCGTAAGCAATTCCGCTGAATAGCATTAAGACAAGAAATAACTTCTTCATTAGTTAGGCATGTTCGGAGAAGAATCCATCTTCTTAGCTTTGCGCTTAGATACACCTGGAACATCTGTAAGATTATCTTCCCACGCAAGACCTGCCTCTTCGCCAATCATACCTTCGTATGGACATGGGGTGCCTGCCATCTTCATAGCAGTCCATACACGCATGTCTTGGCACATTAAGGACACAGCAGCAACTCGCATACCCATATCGTATATTGTCTTCGCAAGTTTGATACGTTCACAGTTTGTATCTGTAACCGACTTTCCTGCTGACAAACCAAAGATTTGAGTTTGAACAGCACCTGCTACACCTGTAGTACACAAGTCTTGTGAGAACGAAGCACCTATAGAAGGAGCAATAGCAGACGGTGGAGGTGACTCTATTTTCTGAGTTACTGTTTGATTTGATTGCGTCTGGTTAATGTTCTGATTCACATTGTTGTTATTGTTTGTGTTATCAGTTGTCACCTCACTGACACTATTGTTGTTGCTGGATGACGAAGATGTAGAAACGTTGACGTTTTTGTTGTCACTGGTTGACGATGACACATTAGTGTTATTACTAGTACTAGAATTGTTGCTAGTGGAAGTATTGACATTAGTATTGCTGTTTGTATTACTATTAGTATTTGTGTTATTGTTGGTGCTAGTATTAACATTAGTGTTATTATTTGTATTGGTGCTAGTATTAGTATTAGTATTGGTGTTTGTATTGTTGTTAGTATTGTTGCTTGTATTATTAGATGTATTGTTATTGGTATTCACATTGGTATTACTGGTGCCACCACTCATCACGTTGTTGTTAGTGTTGACATTAGTGTTGCTACTTGTGCTAGTACTGTTATTTGTATTGGTATTAGTATTTGCGTTTGTGTTATTGTTAGTATTAGTAGCAGTACTAGTGTTTGTGTTGGTGCTAGTGTTGGTATTAGCATTTGTGGTGGTTGCAGTCGAGGTCGATGTTGAAGTCGATGTGATAGCAGTAGCCGCAGTAGAGCCCTCACAGTATTGGGTTCCTGTCGTACAGGTACCTGTAGCTTGAGCTTGGGCGGTATTTAACATTGAT